ATACGTGAATACGACAGAATAAAGAATGGTTATTGGTTTTTTAATAATGGAAATCTTGAGTATATCACAGGATACCACTACGCCTTTCTAAACTATATGATAATAGATGGTGAGCAGCCTTTGTTCACCGATGCACAAAGAGATTTCTTTTATGTGTGGGATGCAGTGGAGAAAGACCCTAGTTGTTTCGGACTATGTTTAACTACACCAAGACGATGGGGAAAGGGAGAGGTGTCAATCATCATTGCATACCTACGCACAATTTTAAATCAGTTCTCTCATTGTGGTATACAGTCCAAAAACTTAGATGGTGCAAAAGATTTGTACTCAAAACTTGTACAAAGATGGCAGCGTATGCCCGCATATCTTAAACCAATTGATGAGGGTGAATCTAACCCTAAGTCTGCTCTCCGTTTCTTTGAACCTGGAAAGAGAAGTACCAAAGCACAGAAGAAAGAATACACCACAGCATTAAACTCTTGGATTGACTATGCAGCTACAGTTAAAACTGCATATGATGGTCAGAAGTTAAAGACATACATATTTGATGAGGCTGCAAAAGCTGAGAATGTGGATGTTGAGGAATGCTGGAACGTAGTAAGGTTCTGCTTGCTTAATGGTTCACGTATTATAGGTAAAGCATTAATAACAACAACAGTAGAGGATGGGGATTCATTTGAGGCATCGGTTCAATATAAGAACATATGGGACAAGTCAAACCCTGTCGAAAAGCTTGAAAGCGGTAAGACGCAGTCTGGATTATGGCGTTATTTTAATCCCGCGTATATGGGTTATTATGGAGAGGATGATGTTACTGGTGTTCCCTTTATAGACGATTATGGTTACTCACGACAGGAGCTCGCCAAAGAATATATTATGCGTAACAGACAAGGTCTTGATGACCGTCAGTTAGCATCAGAAAAAAGAAAGTTACCGTTAACTGTAGAAGAAGCTTTCCAAACAGATTCAAGTCAGTGCCACTTTAACGCTATAAACCTTACAGACCAGCTCACCTATTTAAAAGAGTATGCACCTAAGGGCTTAGTTAGTCGTGTTACATTCTATAGGGGTATAGATGGCAAAGTAACTTGGAGGCCAGACCCTAATGGTAAGTTCCAAATGTGTTGGGATTTTAAGACTAAAGAAGAGTCAAATAAAAACATCATCGAGAATGGCCTTAAGAAGCCGTCTAACGCATCATCTTTTGCGATTGGTGTTGACCCCTTTGCCAGCACAATTATAACGGGAGAACAAGGCTCTAATGGCGTAGCATACGTTTATAGGAAGCACGACCATCAGGACCCAGAGGATAGCGGCTTGTGCGTTATTAGATACTCTGATAGACCGCCACTTAAATCTATATTTCACGATAATATTATTATGTTATGTGAATACTTTGGGTGTAAGGCTAATTATGAAAGCGATGTGGAGGATTACTACGAGTATTTTATTAATAAAGGATATAAGAATTATGTAATGTGGAGACCTAAATCCACTATAGACCCCAATAGAAAAAATAAAAAAGTAAAGTATGGTACCCCATCAAAAGACCCGTTTGCTCTTCAAAAGCACTTTGACACTATTTATGATTACGTTGAGCTCCATTGTGATAAAATTTATTTCACAGAGCTTATAGAAGATTTAATAAGTTATAAACACGCCAAGCGTACAAAGTATGATGATACTGTAGCATTTGGTATGAGCTTGTTAGCTGGGACCGAAAATGTCAAAGTTGAAAACGGTAAAGGTAAGAAGCTTGTTTTTATGAAATTTGCTCAACCAGTAAAGGGCTTAGGTCATTGAAAAACAAACGATTTAATTGGTTAATTTTGTAAAGAATTTATATTAAGGATTAATGGCTCAACAAAACTACTACGGACTCCCCAACCCTTTATCTCCAGATGCTGAAAAGAATTCACCAGAATTTGGATTGAAGGTGATGAAAACTTCATACTCTCAATGGTTAAATGGATATGGTGGTGTAAGTCAAAAACAAAGACAGGTTCGTTTCGATTATAACAGAGCTTATGCTACTGGGCAACAGCCTATGCAAGAGTTCTTGGATTTTTTAGATATTAACGGTCAGCAACCGTACTCAAATCTTGATTACACTCCGCTACCTATTGCTATACCTATGATTCAGCGTATAAAGGATAGGTTTAATCAGCGTATTGAAAAAATACGTTGTAATGCTGTTGACCCTGTTAGTATTTCTAAAAAGAATAGAGAAAAAGCTGATGCTGAATTTAGAATGAAGTATAAAAACGACATTCAAGAAATTGAGCAAGTTAGCGGTATGAGACTTGAAGACCCAGATGCTTTTACTCCAGACGATAAAGATGAAAATGAAATTTATTTCGGATTCAACTACAAGCAACGTGAAGAGGTAATGATGGAGCAGGGTATTGACCTTGTAATGTATGATAACGACTGGACCGAGTGCAAGAATGGAATGCTTGATGATTTGATTACATTTGGTATCTGTGGAACTAAGACTTTCATTGATGCTAATGGTAAGGTAAGAATCAGAAAAGTAAATCCATATAACTTGGTATTATCTTATAGTGAGCGTGATGACCTTAAGGATTTAGAATGGGCTGGTGAAATTGTGTATATGAGCATTGCTGATGTACGCTTAACCTACCCAGGAAAAGTATCTGAAGAAGAATTATTTAATATAGCAAGAAGTGCTACATCTAAATATAATAACCCTGCTGCCTGGACATTTACTTGGAACTACCAATATGCAAATGCTTTTGCAAGACCATATGATGCGTTCCGTGTTCCTGTTATGCAGCTCTCCTATAAAACTTTGTACAATCTTAAATACGAGAAGAACCAAGATAGATTTGGTAAAACTCTTTTAGATAGAACAGAGAAGATGAAAGATGGTAAAGACTACATTAAGTCTAAGCCATACTATGTAGAATATGAAGGTGCCTGGATTTGTGATACTAACCACTTATTAAAATGGGAAGTTGCAAACAATATGCTTAAGCCTAATGAGAACTTACAAGAATGTTTGTTACCGTTCTCTTTATATATGTACAACAATAATAGAATGACTAACAAACCTATTATTGAAACAATGATTCCATCTATTAAACAAATGCAGTTAGCTCACCTTCAAATGCAGAAGATTGTAGCACAAGCTGCACCAGATGGTTACACTGTAGATATTGCAGGTATGAGTGATGTAGATTTGGGTAATGGTAAGGGTGCATTGCAACCTATGGAGTTAATCCGTATCTACAAACAGACTGGTGTTATTTACTATAAGGGTATGGTTGATGAAATGGATGGAAACAACAGACCTCCAATTACACCATTGAACGTACCATTCACAGCTAAGTTACAAGCATTTATTGAATTATATAATTTTGAATTAAATAAACTTGAAAGAACTATTGGTTCTAACTCGTTAGACCAAGGTATGATTTCTAATCAAGCTGTAGGTGCTAAAGTATTAGATTCTGCTCGCCAAATCGGAGAGAGTTCTATTAACTATATATATAACGCATACTTAAACGTATTTGAAAGAACAGCAAAACAATCTTCAATGAGATTATGGGATATTTTGGTGTTTGGTAAAAAAGGTGGCTACGAAGGATATAAATATGCATTAGGCTCAGACAGGGTTGAGTATATTAAAGTAGAAGCAAGTGATGACTTTGAGAAAACAAACTTTGATGTTAAAATTGAAGCTGTTAAAGATGAGGGTGAGAAAATGCAACTTGAACAAAATATCCAAATGGCTTTAGCTCAACAAACTATAGAACTAGAAGACGCTATTCAAATTCGATTATTAGATAACCCTAAAGCTGCTAACTATTATTTAGTTTCTGCACAGAAAAAACGTAGAAAAGAAAGAATGGAAGAAGCTCAGCAGAATAGCCAGATGCAGATGCAACAAGCTGTACAAGCAGCTCAAGCCAAATCTCAAGGTGAGATGCAGTTAGAACAAGCTAGAGCACAGTTTAAATTACAACAATACGAAGAGGAGTTAGAGAATGAAAAAGAAAGAGAAACTCTTAAATACTTTAATATACTTCGTGTTAAAACATTGGAGAAACTTCTTGAGCAAGGTACACCTATAGAAGAGATGCCATCATTTATATTTGATGGTATTGAGGGTGTTGTTCAAACTCAAAAACAGTTAATACTTGAAGAGTTGAATGACCAGCAACAACAAGCTATGCAACAGCAACAAGAAGAAATGCAACAAGCTATGTTAGCTCAACAGCAACAACAAGAAGGTCAGCAGATGACCCAAGAAGCTGGTACTGCTGCTGAAGACCAAGTGGAAGAACAACCAATGTAAAAACATATTGAATTAATAGTTAATTTTGTAAAACAAGAAAGGAAGAAAAAATGGAACAAAACGTAAACAAAGCTGCGTCTTGGGAGGATGTGCTTTCGGATAATTATAATGCCGAACCACAATCAGAGCAAACGCAGGAAACAGTACAACCTACTGGAGAAGAAACTCCACAAGTTGAAAATACTGTAGATGCTGCTGGAGACCCTGTTGAAACACCACAGGCTGAAACAGTAGTTGAACAACAAGCTCAAGTAGAGCAACAAGAAGCAGTTA